AAAATCTTCACAAGCAAGAAAAATTGAGCCATCAGTACATTTAACTTTTAAATTATTATTTAATCTTTCAAATGCTTCAATATTATCATCCATGACCCAATGCCATTCATATCCAGTATCTATGCTATGTTGCCATGCAAAATTTCTTGCTGCCCCTACTCCTGTTTTGCCATCTTCTATTTCCCAAAATGTATCATATTCATCTTGATACTTTTTAGGTAATATTAATAATTGTTTTGCTTCTGCTATGTCTAAATAATTATTATATTCTTGCTCTTCCACAATGATATAAAAATCAACACCCATTTCTTTTAAAGCTCTGCTTGTAGGATTTCTTTTATATCTACCCTTACTCACAATATATATTGGATATTGTGGTTTTTTTGGCTCATCATTAACATAGAGATAATTACTAGATTTTTGTAATCTAGGAAACCATGCATGTTTCTTGGTTTTTGTTTGGTTGCCATCAAAAACCTTTTCACCTGCATAAACATATTCTTTAACTAAATCTTTAAATAGCTGATAATCATCTGCATTTCTAAATTTAAAGGTTGCAGTAATTTCAGGGTCTTTTCTTTTTTCATTTCTATATTCAGGCATACCAATCCATTCTAATTCTTTATCCATCTCTCTCTCCTATAAAACCAAATCAACAACATTAGGACTATTGTAAATCGTGAGAGGTTTACCCTTTTGGTATTCCTTATACTCTTCCAAATAGTTCTCCATCATTGTCCAGCCAAAGTTCATTTGTTCTTCTGTAATCCTAAACACCTTAGAAGCATAAGGATGTACTTTCTCTTGAGCTATGAATACAAAATCCTCTACATCATATCCTGCCATTTGTATTCCTCTTCTATACCAAGCTGCTTGCATGTCATAGCCATACTTCTTAACTGACTTATTAAAAGAAAAAGGTTCGCAAGATATCGTTGTTTTATAATCTACTATGACAATCTTATTATCTGAGTTAGGTTCTTTTAATGGTGGGCATAACATATCAGGTCTGCATTTACATAGCACATCTTCTTCATACCAGTAGATACTTGCTTCAGCTACTTTACCTTTAGCATTTAGATAAGCATTGCCTTCATAAACCATATTATCTTTCATGCTCTGAATTAGATTCACATCATCTTCTTTTAATACTATGAATCCTTGCTCTTCATATTCAGCCTTTTCTTCTTTATATGCTTTTGTATATGGAGAACCTGTAAGCACTCTGACTTCTTTATCAAATGCTTCTTGCCCTTCTACTATTAGTGCATGAGCAGCAGTTCCAAATTTAAGATTAGGTGTGCTTTCTTGCTTATGTTCTATTGCATGAAGTTGTGATTGACCAAACCTTCTAATATAACTACTGCTAATTCCTACGCCAGCATGGTAATCCTCATTAGGTATATCTTTATAGATAAGTGCTTGTCCTCTTTGCTCAGATGCAAAGTTCTTTAGTGATTCTATTTTCATCTTGCTAACCCCAATATGTATTTAACTTCATCTAGTGAATCTCTGACTTTGTATTCATCCTCACCAACTTCAACAATAACCTCGCTGGTGAACTGGTCTTTATAGAAACCACTGATTGCTCTTGGTGGGATATTTAATTCACCACCACCTAATAAATTAAATCTTACATTCATTTCCTGTTATTCCTGTCGTTAATCATTAATGCAACTGCATATAAGCAAACTGCCATGAAACCTAATATTAATAATATTTGAAAGTCCATTATTTAGATACCTCCTCTGCTCTCTCTGAAAGTGCTTTTGCTACTGCAACAACACTATTTAAACTCATGTTTGCTACTATGATTCTAGCCATACCAATTAGATATTTTTGTGATGATTTCTTTGCAGTTTTAGTAAATTCTGTTCTAAGATATAAATTATCTATATAGTCCTTGTATTCTGCTTTATCCATTACTTACTCTCCTTAGTTAATTTAACCTTATGCCCCTCTTTAATTAATCTTGCTCTCTTACTAGCCATGTAAAATAAGTCGCTAGTCTTAATAGCAACCACCCAGCCTAAGCTAGGTAGTTGAACTTGTAATGTGTATCTAGTCATTATAAATTTACCTCTACCCATTCAGTTATAAATCCATTAATAATTGAGTTTGCATCTTTGTGTGCAAGACCAAACTCTCTTTCTAAAAGTTCATCAGCAAGATTAAAAAAGTGATTTGCTTTTTCTACATTCAACTCAACTCTTCCTCTCATTCCATTGTTAACTAAATCTTGAACCTTCAGTGAGTGTACTTCCCACTCTAAACTATCAAAATCTATTTGGTTGTTGTTTTCTAAGTTTCTCATGTTATTTAACTCCTTAATTTTATTTAACATACACCCATTATACATAAATATATATAAATGTGTATAAAAATATTAATTTATTTTTAGGTGCTAAATTATAGGATTTAGAACAGGAACTGCACTTAGAGTATCAAGAGATTCTTGAAGTGAATCTAATTCCATAGTATCAGTAATGACCTTCTTATCAAAAGTAAAATAGTTTTGTGATGATGTATTAGATTTGAACATGATTCTTTTTTGGTCATCATAGAAAAATACAAAAGCTAAGATATCGCAAGTATAGTTCTTGTAAGTATCAGACATTGTTCTTGAGTTCTCAGCAGCAAAAACAAACTTCTTTTCTTTAGTAGCTCTTCTGCTTTTAACTTGCACTGTATATTTAGCGTTGCCAAATTCAACTATTAAATCTGCTGGATGTTTTTCTTGGGTGGGGAAACAAAAGTCTGCATATTCAAGCAGAAATGTTTGTACTAGGGATTCGCCTAAAGCACCAAGTCTTGAATTAGCTTGATGTTGGTCTGATGTTTTTCTTGGCATTTTGACATAAGGCTAATTGCCTTGAGTTATAAGCTGCTCTATTGGGTGTTTGAGTTGCGTACTTGCTTCTTAATACCTCTTCACTTGCTTCTAACCAACAACCCATTTCCATTAATGCTCTTGTTTGTCTAAAATTCATAAAACCTGTTATACCCATTTGATAGGTCATATCTACACATACAAGTTGTGCTTTCTCAGGAAACTGTCTCCATACATTCCACATCTTATCTAAGTTATCTGTAACTCTTTTGATGTCGTTATCAAGAAGATATAGTGCTTCTTCTTCTGATATACCATTAGCTTCTAAGTTTCTACCAATACCAATAGTAAGTTTATCTTCACTGCATTTGTAAGGAAATGTTCTCATGCCTTCATGCTTGAGTAACATCTGTTTTACATTGTCTAACATATTATTTTTTGATTTTTTCGTATGTTCTAAGCGTTGACATACCAAGCATAGCCATAACAATTGTAGATAATTGACTAAAGTCAAACTCAGGCGTTTCAAATTGAATTGCATTGACTATAAGAATATATTGAATGACTGGTTCTAAGATAAAGTGATAAGCGATTGAAAGACCACATATCCAACCAATGAAAGGACGCCACCCTGCAACGAATATATTATTGTGTCCTGCTTCAACTTTGTTTACTTCCAATTGTGCTCTATTAAGAGAAATAATTTCCTTCTCAAGTTCATGAGATAATTTTGTTTTTAAATCTTTGTCAGCAACAAATTTATCTAAAATGTTACTAACTGGTTCGATAAGTTTGTCTATCATATATTAATTTAGATTAAATTAAACCTCTAACTATAATAGTAATTAAAGAAGCTACTATTGTTGTAAGACCACCTAGAAGCCACAATTTCATACTATTTATTGAGGTTTGTAAATCATCAGTTTTTTTATAAATAGTTTTCCATCTTTCAGCACATTGTGCTTCATGTATTTGTAACTGCGTATGAACTTCTGCTGTAGTTTTACGAATGTTAGGCATTTATTCTTCCTCAACTACCTCAGCTACTTCTTCAGCATTGATAGCTCTATCAAATGATTGAATACAAAGATTCTTGTATTCATCAGTTATGACATAATCATCATATGCTTCTTGCAGTCTAGCTAGTTTTTTACCAGCAATGTTTAGCTTGGCAGCTAGTGCCATTTGCTCTTCATTTAAATCAGCAGCTCTGTATTCAGTGCCATTAAATGTAATTATTACTGGTTCTTGGTTTTCCATCTTATTTTCTTCTTTACTCATTTAACTCTCCTATAAGTTTATTAAAATTAAATTATATACTAAGAATTATTTTCAATGTAACTTTTGCCAGTAGAAATTGCATCTTCATAAGATGTTTTATCTTCTGAACTACCAGCTACATCAGGGTCTGTGTACGCTAAGACCAGTTCTAAATGGTCTACGTTTCTTTGTACCATATCGTTAATATCTGATTGCTCCATACCTTCAACGTCCCAACTTCCACCGTTTACACCGTTGATAAGTGTTACGCTATCTGTTGCTGCTGTTAGACATTCTGTTACTGTTTGTGCCATATTATTCTCCTTTTAAAGTTTGTATTTCTGCTTTTAATTCATCTACTGTTGTAGATAGTTCTTGAACTGCTTTAACCATGACAGACATAATAGCTGATGGTGCAACTCTTTGCCTTCCATCTGCTTCATCTTCTTGCCACATATCAAAGCC